ATTAAATGCCAATCAAACTGCTGCTGGTTTGGCAGCAGTTGCCCAGCGAATGCAAGCTACATCAGGCCAATTGGGTAAGCTTGCAGCTAATTTAGAAAGTGCGGCTGTTGGATCGCGAGCTCAAGGTACAGCAGCTAGAAATGCAGGATTAGAACTTAGTAAAGTAATTGCCAGCGCAAGAGCCAGCGCAAGAAGTCAAGACGAATTTAGAGAAGCTGCTAATCGTGCTGCTAATTCAATGATTGACAGCGTCAGTGATCCTCGTATGAAGGCAAGCATACGTCGTTATGCTGATGCACAGATGGATGCTGCTGATCGTGCTGAAACATTTAGAAATGTTATATCATTGGCCAGTAAACCAATGGGAGCATTGGGTAATGTTGTTGGTAGTACATTTGCAGCTTATCAAGCAGGTGGGACAGGAATTGGTACTGCTTCTGCACTATTACAAGCTGAATTTAGAGGCATCGGCGGGCTAGTTCAATCACTGGGTGCAGGTATGATGCAACTTGGATCAAGTACAACTGCTGGTTCTCTTGCTTTTGCTGAAGCAGCGCCAGCAGTTGCAGGCATAGGATTGGGTATAACAGGATTAGGTTTTCTTTTATCTAGTTTAGGTGATGGTGTAAAAAAAGTTGCTGATGGTATTTTACCAAAATTGCAAGCTGAAATTGAAAAAAATATAACATCATTTATGAGTTTAAGCAATAGTGGAGCAACATTTGCATTTGGATTAAATGAATTATCTAGAATGGGCAGGGAAACTCATTTGACTTTAAGTCAACTTGATGAAGTAGTAAAAGCAAATAAAAAAACATTTGCTGATATGGGTCTAAGTGTTTCTGATGGTTTAATGAAGGTTACTAATGTGATGTCTAGAGGTGGTAATGATCTTAGATTGAAATTACTTAATCTTGGATATTCAGTGACTGAACAAGCAAGTTTAATAGCTGAAGTTACTAAAGATATGCAGCAAGCAGGTAAACCTTTACCTGACAATGCAGCAACTCAACAAATGATTGCAACAGAAACAGAAAAGTATGCTCAAAATTTAAGAATAATTTCTGGTGTTACTGGTGAAGATGCTAAGAAAAAAATGGACGAAGCTAGACAAGCAGCACAAAATTTAGCTTTTCAACAAAAATTAGATACCATGTCGGCAACTCAAAAAGAAGGTGCTATTCAAGCTATGGCACTTATGAATGCTGATGAAAAACAAGCATTCATGGAGCTTGTTGTAAACGGGCAAGCAATGACTCAAAGAAGTGCTTTGCTACTATCTCAAAATCAAGGAGTTGCAAATAGTTTAAATGCATCTAGGCAGGCATTACAAGAAGATAGACTGGATGCAACAGAACAAGCTAGAATACAAGCAAGATATCAACAACAAGTAGGACAAGAAGCATTGAGAAATCCTACAGCAGTAGCTGGTTTAGCAGGAACTGGCGGACCGGCAGCGGATGTAGCAGCTCAACAAGGTCGTATGCTTCAGGATAATATTAGAAGAAGTGCTCAGTCAACTGAAAGAGTAATCAATGATGTTTACGAGCAAATGATATCTCCAACGGGTAGCTTAACAAACGAAATGAGTAAAGCAATTATAGCAAATCAAGATTTAAATGTTGAAATTCAAGCTGTTACAATGCGTTCTGGCGTGCTATCAACTTATATGGAGATGGCTGCTGATGCTGCCAGAACATTCACTGGCGGGTTGGACTGGTTACTGAAAAAAATTGATGAAAGACGTAGAACCGGTGTAGAAACGGATGAACAAAGACAACAAAGAGAAGCAATAACAGGTCCTGGTGGTGTTGGCGAAAGACTCAGAGCAAGACCAATTGTTGAAACAGATCAACAGAGACAAGAAAGAGAAGCAAGAGAAGCTCATACTAGAGAATTGCAAGAAAGAGCTAATCGTCAACAAAATGCAGCAGATGCGTATCAGAGAAGATTCGAAGCTGAAAGAGCAAGACAATTAAGTTTACCAGGTGCACCTACAACTTCTAATCAACAGCCACGTCAAAATCAACGGGTACAACCTGCGCAAACTCAACCTAATGCTAATGTTAACCCAGGAGGAACTACCATAACTCCTCCGGTGCAAGCAACTCCTAATGCTCGTGGAGCAAGTGCAAATATTCCAACACCAGCAGCAGGTTCAGCTGACTGGTATAGACAAAATGCAGCAGCATATCATACCAGTGGGCTAGTTGTACAACCAATAAATCCAAATGCAACTCCTGTGCCTTCTGGCCCAGGTGCTAATGAAACTGATCAACAAAGACAGGCAAGAGTAGCAGCAGAAGCTCAAGCAAGACAGGATATTGACGAACGTGACGAACGAGAAGGCAGAAATACAAATCGTCGATCAGAAATAGACACTAGTCAGAGACAAGCGTCGATTCCAGATCTATTAGAAAGTCTTGGAAATACAATGGGCAGAGTTCAAACAGCATTAGCTTCTAGCTTAGAACATTTAGCTAAGATAGAAACCAACACCAATAAAACTGCAATTAATACTATATAAATATAATATGAGCTGGAAAAACAAGATATTTTATGTTTATCAGTATGTTGATGAGAGTAATATACCTTATTACATTGGTAAAGGTAAAAGGAATCGAATACACGCTAAACATAGCAATACATTATTGCCATCTATAGAACAAAGAATTTTTATTAAAACAAATTTAACTGAAGAAGATGCTTTATCTTTAGAAATTAATTTAATAAAACATTATGGTAGAAAAATTGATGGAGGTCTATTAGATAATATAAAAGTTAATCAATGGGCATGTACAACAGGATGGAATCATAGTGAAGAAACAAAAAGAAAAATTAGCGAATCTACAATGGGAATTGTAAAATCAGAAAAAACTAAAGAAAAAATGAGAAAACCTAAATCAAAAGATCACGCTGAAAAAATAAGACAAGCAAATTTAGGTAGAAAAGATGACGGCAGGAATGAAAAAATAAGTCAAACAATGAGTTTAAAAAGATGGTATAATAATGGGAAAGTTTCTAAAATGTTTATACCCGGGCAAGAACCTGCAGAATTTATTCTAGGAAGAAAGATAAAGGAAAATAATAATGTCTTGGCGTAAACATTTTCGTATAGCAACCGACGGCGCCATGAGTCCTGTAAACGGCGGGACTAGTAACTATAGTTTTGGATATTTAGATAGTCAGGCAAATGCTGCTTTTAGAAACTATCAAAGCATGTTGCCTGACATCTATAGTGGTCATCCAAATCGTATTGATCGTTATACACAATATGAAAACATGGATCTCGACAGTGAAGTAAACAGCGCATTAGATATCTTAGCAGAGTTTTGCACACAAGTAGCTGAAGATACTAAGACTGCATTTGATTTTCATTTCAATGACGAAGCAACTGAAAATGAAATGGAAATCCTTAAAGAACAGCTGACTAGTTGGTACAACTTAAATGAATTTGACAGTAAGATTTTTAAAATATTTCGCAATGTATTAAAGTATGGTGATCAAGTATTTGTTCGTGATCCAGAGACTTACAAGTGGTTCTGGAGTGAAATGAATAGAGTTAGCAAAGTCGTTGTTAACGAATCAAAAGGTAAAGTTCCAGAAATTTATTATATTCGTGATCTGCAACCTAATCTGCAGAATGACACAATTACAAGACCGCCTGGGCCAAATGACACTTATGCATTTGCTCCTTACATGGGTGGCAGTCGCAGTTATACAGCAGGCGGCGAGTTATTCAGTCCTAATACACGATTTGGAGCAGGAAATAATGAATTTCCAGTGGAAGCAGAACATGTTATCCATCTCAGTTTAACTGAAGGACTTGATGTTAACTGGCCATTTGGTGTTAGCGTACTTGAAGGTATCTTTAAGGTATTCAAACAAAAAGAATTACTAGAAGATTCGCTATTAATTTATCGTGTTCAACGTGCTCCGGAACGTCGTGTATTTTATATTGATGTTGGTAATATGCCTGCTCACTTACAGATGGGTTTTCTAGAGCGTGTTAAGAATGAAATTCATCAGCGTCGTATTCCTACACAAAGTGGCGGTGGGCAAAACTTAATGGATGCAAGCTACAATCCACTTAGCATCAATGAAGATTACTTCTTCCCTCAGACAGCTGAAGGTAGAGGCAGTAAAGTTGAAGTGCTGCCAGGTGGTCAAAATTTAGGTGAAATTGATGATCTACGCTATTTCCAAAATAAGTTATTCCGAGGATTGCGTATTCCCAGTAGCTATCTGCCAACAGGAAAAGATGATAGCGATAAATCATTTACAGATGGTAAAGTAACAACTGCGCTGATTCAAGAATATCGTTTTAATGAGTATTGCAAGAGATTGCAGAAGTATATTGCACAGAAGTTTGACAAAGAGTTTAAGTTGTTTCTCAAGTGGAGAGGCTTTAATTTAGATAACAGTTTGTTTGAATTACGTTTTAATGAGCCACAAAACTTTGCTGCTTATAGAGATGTAGAGCTTAATGCACAGCGCATTAGTGCATTTACTGGTATTAGAGATACTGAATTTTTATCAAAGCGTTTCATGCTTAAAAAGTTCCTTGGATTGACTGAAATGGAAATGGCAGAAAATGAAAAGATGTGGCACGAAGAGCGTGGTACACCAGCTGAGCCAACTGCACAGGGAGCAGACATGCGTGGTCTTGGAATCACTCCAGGAGGCATTACCAGTGATCTTGATACAATTGGCGAGCTAGGTGATTTAGATGCAATGGGAGAAGTACCAGGAGCAGAAATGTCTAATCCAGCAGGAGCACCTGGCGGTCCTGGAGGAGCACCTGCACCAGCTCAAGGTCCTGCACCCGGCGCTGAAGGAAGTTTAGCTCAATAACTAAATAAATCGTCGGGAATATTTTAATGCTGGTAAATGAAATGTTTGGTGAATATAAATCAGGTTATCAGGATCTGTCGAAAGACAAGAGCCAGAATAAGATTGAAGATTTGCGTAAGACTAAACTAACACTAGCACAGATTAATCAACTACGTAAGATGAATGATCAACGTGCGGTTGAATTTAAAGAACAGATGGAAAAAGTAAAAATAATGTATGCTGCACCACCGCCAGCAGCTTAATAGGCGTATCTCCGCCAAATCAGTCAAAATAACCCTATTTTACCCAGATATATAAACTACGCTGTAAATAAAATCACAGCATAGAATTAACCTATTAGGAGTGATACATGCGAAACAAGTTTGAACAATTGATTGAATACATCATCAATGATGAGACTGAAAAAGCAAACGAGCTTTTCCATTCTGTTGTTGTTGAGAAGTCACGTGAAATTTATAATGAACTAGTAGCTGAAGACATGGACGACATGGGCAACGAACATGGTATGTCAATGGACCAGACTGATGACATGATGGGCGACATTTCCGCTGATGAAGAGGGAATGGGACATGATGACGAAGAGGGCGATGAAATGTCATTTGGTGATGACGAAGAAATCGGCCATGATGAAGGCAGCATGGAAGATCGTGTAGTTGATCTTGAAGATGCACTTGATGATCTTAAGGCTGAATTCGAGCGTCTAATGCATGACGAAGCTGGTGAAGAAGAGCATGAAATGCCAGAAGAAGGCGTAATGCGTGAATACGTTGAGAAGATCGGCGAGCCATACAAGGGCGAATTTGCTGGTGGTCCACGTGGTCAAAACGTAGGTGCTAATACTGGTGACCATGAAAATTCAGGCGAGAAGAACACCAAGAGTGTTGTAGCTGGCAAGAACGATATGGGCGGAACTGCTAAGAATCTTGTTCAAGGTGGAAACAACGAAGATCCAGACGGCAAGCAGTACAAGAAGCCAAGTAATGCTTATGCAAAAGGTGATGGAAAGTTTGGACCAGCTAAGTACGAGAATTCACCCGGCGGCGACGCAGGTAAGTCCTTCTCAGGTGCTAAGAAGCCTGTAACTAGCGAACCAGCTGGCGTTAACAAGAAGCCAATTGTAGCCAAGTAAGGAAAAACAATGAACTTTCTAACAGAAAATCTTAGCTTTGATCAAGCCAGAATGGAAACAGTAAAGGCCAATGAAGGTAAAGATCTGTATATGAAAGGCATCTTCATTGAGGGTGGGGTCAAGAATGCTAATCAGCGTGTTTATCCCGCTCACGAAATTGCAAGAGCAGTTAAGAATCTAAATGAGCAGATTAGCAAAGGTTATTCTGTGCTAGGTGAAGTGGATCATCCAACTAATCTGCGCATTAATTTAGATCGTGTAAGTCATATGATTACAGAGATGTGGTTAGATGAAGCAAAAGGCTGCGGCAAAATGAAAATCTTACCTACACCAATGGGTAAGATCGTAAGTGAAATGTTAAATGCTGGTGTAAAGCTTGGCGTTAGCAGTCGCGGAAGCGGCGATGTTAATGAAGGTAGTGGAACGGTTAGTAACTTTGACATTGTCACAGTGGACATCGTAGCACAACCTAGCGCACCAAGTGCATATCCAACTGCTGTTTATGAAGGTCTCATGAACATGAAGGGCGGGCATCGTGTGCTAGAAATGGCTAAAGATTTAAACAACAATCGACAAGCACAGAAATATCTTGCAACGGAAGTTTCAAGATTAATCAATGAATTAAAGATAAGATAAGTTCAGGAGAATTAAATGTTCGAAGCACTAAAACCATTAATTGAAAGCGGCATCCTGAATGAAGAAACCCGTGAGGTTCTCGAAACAGCTTGGAATTCCAAGTTAGAAGAAGCTCGTGGCGCTATTCGTACAGAAATCCGTGAAGAAATGGCCAATCGTTATGAACACGATAAGGCCACAATGGTTGAGGCTCTCGATCGTATGGTATCAGAATCACTAACAGTAGAAGTCCAAAAGATTGCTGCTGAACGTGCTTCTATCACCCAGGATCGTGTGAAGTTCACTGAAGCAATGATGGCTAAGGCTGTCTATTTTGAAGACTACTTAAATGAAGCTCTTGCAAAAGAAATTGCTGAACTACACAATGATCGTGCTGCTATTAAGTCAGCTACAGCTAAACTAGACGAATTTGTAACAGAAGGTCTTCGTAAGGAGATTGTTGAATTTGCTGAAGATAAGGCAGATTTAGCTCGTGCAAAAGTACAGCTAGTAGTAGAAGGCAAGCAGAAGTTGAAGGCATTGAGTGAGAGATTCATTCAGCGTTCAGCAGCATTGGTTGATCAAGCAACTGATAAAACCTTACGTACAGAACTCAAGCAATTAAAAGAAGACATTCAGGAAGCAAAAGAAAATAATTTCGGACGTAGAATATTCGAAGCTTTTGCAACAGAATTTACTGCTACACACCTTAACGAACGTGCTGAAATTAGAAAAATGCAGAGTTTCATTGAAAGAATGGAACAACAGCTTTCAGAAGCTCGCGAAAGTGCAGAAATAGCCAATGCTAATGCACAGGCTAAAGAAACTGAGATTCGTAGAATTAACGAAGCAATCGAGCGTCACAACAAGATTAACGAACTAATGACACCTCTCAGCAAAGAAAAGGCCAACGTCATGAAGCAACTCTTGGAGTCAACTCCAACTGATCGCTTAGAGGCCGCATTTAAGAAATATCTAACACCTGTAATGGAAGGACATGCTCCTGTTCCTGCTGCTAAACCAGTATTGAACGAAGCAAAAACTGCTGTAACTGGTGATAGAGTAATTAAGCAAGATCAGTTAAGCAACAATATCTTTGATATTCGTCGTCTAGCTGGTCTAAAAACAAACTAATAAATGGAGAACAATTAAAATGTCACAAGAATTACTAGAAGGACGTTGGGGTGAGACAAAGCAGGCTTTGCTAGAAGGTCTAACCGGCAACAAGAAGACTACAATGAGCATGGTGCTCGAGAATACAAAGAAGTACTTGATTGAAAACGCATCTGCTGGCGCAACTGCTGCTGGTAACGTAGCAACACTAAATCGTGTTATCCTACCAGTTATCCGTCGTGTTATGCCAACTGTTATTGCTAACGAGCTAGTTGGTGTTCAGCCAATGACTGGTCCAGTAGCACAGATCCACACACTACGTGTTCGTTATGCTGATGGCTTCACTAGCACTGGTTCAGGTCAGTTTGCTACTGGTGCTAACATCGGTGACGAAGCTCTAAGCCCATTCAAGATTGCTTCAGGCTACTCCGGTAGTGCAGCAGGCGTTAATGGTACTGGTCTTGCTGGTACAACTGGTTCACTTGAAGGTACTCCAGGTCGTCGCTTGAACGTGCAGATCTTGAAGCAGCCTGTAGAAGCTAAGACTCGTAAGCTATCAGCTCGCTGGACTTTTGAAGCTGCTCAGGACGCACAGGCAATGCATGGTCTTGACATTGAAGCAGAAATCATGGCAGCTCTTGCACAGGAAATTACTGCTGAAATTGATCAGGAAATCCTATATAGCCTACGTTCATTAGCAGCTAGTGAATATACATTTAACCAAGCAACTGTAAGTGGTACTGCTACTTTCGTTGGTGACGAACATGCTGCTCTAGCTGTTCTAATCAATAAAGCAGCCAACGCCATTGCACAGCGCACACGTCGTGGTGCTGGTAACTGGTGCGTAGTAAGCCCAACTGTACTAACTGTTCTACAGAGCGCAACTACTTCAGCTTTCGCTCGTACAACTGAAGGTTCATTTGAAGCTCCAACTAACACTAAGTTCGTTGGTACTCTAAACGGTGCAATGCGTGTTTATGTTGACAGCTATGCTGACGACACAATCCCAGTACTAGTTGGTTACAAGGGAACTTCAGAAGCTGATGCTGCTGCATTCTACTGCCCATACATTCCTCTAATGTCAAGTGGTGTTGTACTAGATCCATCAACTTTCGAACCAGTAGTTGGCTTTATGACGAGATATGGCTACATAGAATTAACCAATGTTGCTTCATCTTTCGGTAACGCTGGTGACTATCTCAGCGAGATCGCGGTTTCTAACCTTGCCTTTAGTTAATATCTAAAGTCAATAAAATAATACTAAAGGGGCCTTGTGCCCCTTTTTTCTTGACTTGATTTTTAATGTATTATCTAAAAGCTTTTGATTGAACACTTTCAAACGCAACTCTAGTAATGTCGTAACGGTTTAATCCCAAATCATGTAGTTCACGGTCGTTCAATCTACTCAGTTCTTCATATGCACGGCGTGCTCTAAATCCCTTGTCTACTGAACTAAACACAGTATCAATGCTTTGATAAAATGCATTCACGAAATAATTCAAATATGTCATCATCTTTGTCACCTCCTTCTCCTAAGTATACGTGATATTTATCGTTAGTCAACTGAATCTATGCTGCACTGCACACATACCTGCCATGCACTCGGCAAACACCCAACACCCATAAATACATTATACACTGGGAATAGATCATGCTAAGACGCTACTACGGTAAAATCAGTAAACTTCCAATTGATGAATTTGTGGGTCATGACGGTGAGCTAGTTGTTGACGATATTACCGGCAAAGTTTATGTCATGGATGGCGTTACCTACGGTGGTACTGAATTAGTTGGTGCTACTCCACGTTTTGGTTCAACTCCTCCTGATAGTCCAACTCCTGGAGCATTATGGTATGATCCCAATAGTGGCAGAACATATATCTATTATCAAAGCCAATGGGTAGATGCTGCGCCTAATACAACATATATTTTACCACATGCAAGTGCATCAACATTAGGTGGTATTAAGGTTGGTTTAGGCTTATCAATCGATAACGATGGTGTATTAACAGCTAATAGTCATACTCCCAGTGAATTAATTAACGGTAGTAATATTGTAGAGTTGGGTAATGATGGCGCCTTAACTGTTTCAGGAAAAATTACTACTCCAAGTGTGTCTGGCAGTGGTGTAGTAGGGGCGAATCTATATATAGGCGCTGGTGCAGTATCGGGATCTAATGCAACCAGCGGATCTACTATTATTCAAGGTGGGCACGGTGATCCTGGCACCGGCGGAAGTGGTCCTGTTCAAATACAAGCTGGTAGCGAAACAGGAAATCCTAATTTTAAGCATACTTGGTCTTTTGATGGTAACGGTATGCTGTCATTACCAAATGCTTATACAGGTGGAACTTTATTATCTCAAAGTGGATTTAGTTTTTTTAATACTGACAAATTTCAATTTCCTCGTCTTGATACAGCCAGTATAATTGTTCCGCCTAACGGTAGTAATGATCCCATTCAACTTAATAATGACGGCAGCGATGGTATTAGAATTACTACGCCACGTGGCACTGTATTATTTGGTAATCAACCAGAAATAATTATTACTCAAAGCCATCATTTTCATATTATGAAACAAGATCCTGCTGAAGTTGATCTGTTCTTTGGCGATGATTACAATTATTTAAAACTTCCAAAAGAAGGTAATGTTTGGTTAAGTGCTAATGGTCCAACTTGGACTTTTAATAATGATGGCAATTTAACACTACCTGCAAGTGGATTCATTAACTTTTCTAATTCCCAATCTATTTTAACAGGATTAGCAACAGAATCATATGTTACAAGTCAAGGGTATCTAACAAGTTCTAACTTATCTACATATGCAACAGAATCATATGTTACAAGTCAAGGGTATCTAACAAGTTCTAACTTATCTACATATGCAACAGAATCATATGTCACAAGTAGGGGTTATATTACTTCAGTCCCTACTGCTTCTAACAGTCAATTAGGTTTAGTAAAAGTTGATAATAGTACAATAGTTATTAATAATGGAACTATAAGTTCAGTTGGATCTAATAGTATTATCCCGCCTACTGCTACTCCGCCTTCTTCTCCAGTCAATGGTGAATTATGGTATGATACAAATAGTGGAAAGATTTTTGTTTATCTAAATGATGCGTGGGTTGATACTAGTCCGCCGCCATCCATAGCAATAGCTGCACCAGCTCATGCGAATAGTACAGGAACGCCTGGCCAAATTGCTTATGATAGCAATTATGTTTATATCTGTATTGCAACAAATACTTGGAAGAGATCTTTACTAAGCAATTGGTGATATTAAATTATTGGGTAAATATAATTATTAGGAATTAAGAAATGGCATTAGTTTTTCCTTCACAGCCGCAGACACCAGGCACACCTTATGAAGCACCCAATGGCATAACGTACATATGGGATGGTGTTAAGTGGAATGCTTCTGGAACCCCAGGAACTGGTAATTCCAATCTTGGTAATATATTTGTTATCGATCAAACTATTGCTGGATTAAATGCAAATCACCCAGTTGTTATTACTGGAAATGTTACAGTTGGTAACTTAGTTACCACTGGATTTGAATTAGGCAATCATAATATTACTGCAACCGATGGTAATTTATATATTAATGGGTCTATTGTTGGGCAAGATAATACATTTAATCAAAATTTAAACACATCCAATAGCGTTGAGTTTTTGAGTGTTATAGCAAGCAATGTAAGTACAACAAGTTTTTATCTTGATTCACATCATCTTACAATATCCAGTGGAAACCTATTCATTGATGGTAGTCTACCTCTTATTAATAGTCAATTAACCAATGGTGACTATTCTTTAACACTTTATTCAAATGGCAATACAGTAATTCCAGGAACAATTAGTACAACTGCAACCGGCATTCCTGAATTTAATAGCACAACAGATTTAAATTTAACGGCTGCTAATCGTGTTAATATTGTTCAAAGTCCGTTGAACTTAGCATATCTTCCTACATCGTATGTACTGGGTAAGACTGGTGACTTGCTGTTTAATCCTGATGACAAGCAAGTTAAGACTTATGTTGATGGGGCTTGGGAAACACTACTTAGAACTGAAGAGAACAGCAATGTAAGATTACCAATTAACGGTGTCTATCAGCGTAGCGACGGTGTTAGAGCAGCTTGGTTAACAGAATTGCCAGAAGACATCAGTCAGCTTACAGATAATAATAAACTACTAACAAGTCAGTCGATTACGCTACAAAACATTGATATTGATGGCGGCGGTGCATACTCGATTTATGATAGTAATGTAATGTTTGCTGATGGTGGATTTGGCAGCACAAGATTTGGACCTAGCAGCACAGTATTTGATGGCGCAGGTGCTGGCAACAGCGTATACACAACTACATTAAACGGTGGCGGAGCATAATATGGCCAACAAAATACAATTAAGAAGAGATACAACAGCAAACTGGGTAAGAGTCAATCCCATCCTGGATGATGGTGAGCCAGGATTAGACATTGATAATAATCAAATCAAGTATGGCGATGGTAGCACTGCTTGGGCGGATTTGGCTTATGCTGGTGGTTCTCCTGATAGATTGACTAAAGATAGTCATGCAGTAATACTTGGTGCAGATGGCAAGTTAAACTTTGAATATGGAAACGCTTACATACAAAGTGTTATGGGATTTCATTTTGTTAGTGATGAACCTATTGATATTTCATCATATGGTAATCACTGGAATTTTAATACAGACGGCACATTAACATTGCCAAACGGACTAACATTTTCATCAGGTTCACAGATATTTGAACAGGCAGATCATATTGGTGCAGCTTGGGCTACTGGATTGAATATTAGAGGGTCTTACACTAACGATCCTATTAGAATCTATCCTTACGGAGATGACAGCAAAGGCTATAATGCAGCAGGTATTGTAGTCAATCAGCACAGCG